GGTTCGTGACACCAGTGTCCTCTGGAAGGAGGGTAGCAAAACACCATAGATCATAGGTTGCGCACACCAAGGAGGAGGCGTAGGATGTGGGCCATGAGAACTCGCACTCCCACGCCAGACACCCTTCCCGACAACGTTGCCCTTCGACTCTTCCGCCTGCAAGACGCTGTTCTACACTCCGCATACGGAGGCTGGTGGGCCCAGGGGCACGACCAGTACATCCTCCCCCCTACGGCGCGAGCCGGATGTGCACTCCAGTACACAGAACTCGCATCCAACCTCTACAGGGCAGCCATTTACGAGACAATCACGTTCGCCACACCCATGAGCGGGGAGCCCACAATCCCCCACACTGAATCCCTGGATGAGCTCACGTGGCGACGCATGAAGCGCCTGCAAGACGAGGGGCTCATCGCAATCAACGGCCGCGGTAGCAAGAGGACCATTACCTTCAAAGCCATCCACCCGACCGTATCCCAGAAGCTCGACGCCCTCATCATCGCCTGCCTCAACCACCACCCCAAGGAAGCCGACAACTACTACAGCGACCGAGTAGTGGAGCAGCTCCAGTACCTCCACCTCACCACAAGGGCAGTAGCGCGTAAGCGATGCTTTGAGGTAGAAAAGCGCACGGGAGCCCCAGAAGGCTCACTGGAGCCCATCGTCGCCAGATAACACAAGACGAGGGGGCCGGCACACACAACCGGCCCCCTCTAGAGAACACAAGGAGAGTATAACACACAATGTCAACCGTCATCTACGAAGCACAAGCCGCCGCCCTCCGAGGCATCACATCCACCGAAAAGGTGGTCGCCCTCATCCTGGCGGCCCGCATGAACTCCAAGGTCCCCGGCTGGGGTGGGCGCCCAGTGACCTTCCCGGAACTCACTGAACTCGCCGAAGACGCCGAAGTCGACAAGCGCACCGTGAGCAGGGCAATCGCCACCCTGCAAGAGCGAGGCATCATCCAGATCACCCGCTTCCGCAAGGACGACGGGAAACTCAGTCGGAACTACTACGTGTGGACCGCCGACCAGTCCGACGCTTACAAGCCCGACTGGATGACCAGTCGCGACGGCGAGTCCCAGAGGCCGGAAGAGCGTATGACTGCCGAGCAGCAAGCCGCAGCCGCCACCGAGCGGGTACACCCGGCAGCCTGGGCGAAGCGACACGCAGCCGAAATCCCTGCCCCCGAGCAGGAGGCCGTCACCGCAGATGGCGACCAGCTCCCCATCGAGACCGAAGACCCAACACCCACATCAAAGGCGAACAAGAAGCCCACCCAGAAGCCCGCAGACGGCTTCGACGACTGGTGGAAGCAGTACCCCAAGAAGGTCGGCAAGATCGACGCCCAGAAGGCATACAGGGCCGCCATCAAACAGGGCGCCACACCACAAATCCTCCTTGACGGCCTCCGGCGCCACAACGCCAACTGGAAAACCGCGAACACCGAGCGCCAGTACATCCCCAACCCCGCCTCGTGGCTACGCAAGGGCAGGTGGGAGGACGAGCTTGACACGCCCGACTCCGGCCAGGCCACGCCAGCCACCAGCCCTGCTACAGGCAAGGAGGCCACCAAGGAAGACTTCTGGTACGCCTGCATCGACCACGACATCGACCCCAACGGCATCGTCAACTTCTGGAAGCCGAACATGGCGATCCCCGGCACCCCAGGATGGCCCGAGGTGCAGGCATACCTGTACCGCCAGGTCGGGCGAGGCTGAATGATGCTCTAAGTGCTACTGAGGTCGCCGATGGGGTGCGCCAGAAGCACCCCACCGGCCCACTCGGGCCGACCGCTTCTACGGCAGGGATTGACACCCCCGTCCAACCCTGTCTACACTCCAGTCACCAGCACAACCGAAAGGAACACGCCATGAGCATCCTCAGCCTCTGCTCCGGCTACGGCGGCCTAGAACTCGCAATCCAAGCCACCTTCGGCCCACAAGCCATCGACGCAGTATGCGACAACTACAAGCCCGCACGCCAAGTACTCACACGCCACCACCCAACAGCCTCCATCCACAACAACGGCAACGGCCACGGACGCCGTCTCTACCAAATGTGCGGCGAAGGAACACTCCTCGCCATGGAACACCTCATGGGACTCCCAACAGGCTACATCACCAACCAGCCCATCAGCGACGCAGCAAAACGACGCCTCCTCGGCAACGGAGTCGCCCCACAACAAGGACACCTCGGCATCTATCGGGCCTGGAAGCAGCACAGCGAAAGGAATCAGGAATGGAGACCGTAGACCGAATCGACACCTTCATCAACACCCTGCGCGAAGCCCACAAAGCAGGACAGCCAACCGGATACGCCAGTGACACCCCCGCAGACAAACTCATCACCCTCACGGGCAACGTAAGCGACCTCTGCTGGGAGATTACAGTCACCCACAAACAGTCCGACCCGGCAAACAAGATCATCATGGCAGACAGCATCAAGCACAACGCCACAAACATCATCAACATCTGCATCGCCGAACTCAAAAACCTCGGCCACACCACTGAAAGCGCAATCGAGCTCATCGCCACCGACGGCGCACTCTGGTTCTGGAGCATCAACCATCACCCCCTCGATAAGCTAGACCAAGACACACCCGCCGACGAGAGAATCCAATCTCTCTACATCGCCACAGGACTCCTAACGGAGTGGTGGCCCAACAAAATCTCACCTCAGATCAACATCGAACTGAACTCTGAACTCGAGCGGACATTCGTAAACCTCGCATACGAAGCCACCTGCGCCATCATCGCCCACAACCACATCACGAAGAACTGAACCATGAATTACGCCACCCTGCCCATCCAATGCGGAAACCACCCACTGCTCCCCGAGGCAACAATCACAGAAATCCGCAGACACATATGCGATGACGGCCGCTTAATACAAGTGGCCGAACAGCCGGAAATCACCATCACCTGCACCACCTGCGGAAAGACCTCCATCACCACCAACATCATCTTCGAAACCAAATTCATAGAAAGGTCACACCAATGACCACCCACCCCACATCCCCGCTCATCATCATCACCGACGGCTACCTACACGAAGACAGCATCGCAGGCTCTGTCGCCACGCCAGTAGACATCGACTTCCCAGAAGAGGACTACTACCTCATAACCGGCGCCAAAGCAGGATTCACCGCCTCCCCAGGAAAGGACTTCACAACATGGAAAGACGCCACCGCGACACAAAACACCACTCTCGAACGAGTATGTGACGCCTTCCAAGGCTCCAAGCTGACCGAAGAGCAAGACATATCAATCGAACTCCTCAAGGCATACATCTACTAACCACCACGGGGGCCTGCAACACCAACAGGCCCCCACCAACACCCCACACAAGCACATGAACACCGAAACCACCATCATCGGAATCGCCCTCAGCGGCGACCGCAACGCCCTCATCGACCTCGACAACATCCACCCCCACCACTTCGCAGACACCCGCAACGCCGCCATCTGGCAGCTCATCGAAGACTACAAGCAGAAGAACCCCGGCCAAGGACTCACCCCAGACCTCCTCCTCGACAAACTCCCCTCCATCACCACAGCACACGTCACCCCCGACTACCTCCTCGACACCATGAACGGCGTCCACGGAGGCCACATCAACCTCGCAGGCGTACACGCCAACAAGCTCATCGACGACACAGCCCGCAGGCACCTCGCAGACGCCTGCACCAGAGGACTCCAAATCATCGAAGCCGGAGGAGACCCCAGCGACGCAGAAGCCAGCATCCGCGAACTCCTCAACCAAGTCAGCACCGGCAGCACCACCCTCGTCAACAACGACACCTGCCTCACCCAAATCACCGACTTCACCACCAAGGCAACACCCTTCACCCCCACCCCCTGGCCCGACCTCAACCAAATCATCGGAGGCTGGAAACCAGGCGGCCTCTACGTCATCGCCGCCAGGCCAGGCGTGGGCAAAACCTTGGCAGCCCTCCAAGCCGCCACCAACCTCGCAGACACAGGCCACGTCTACTTCGCCAGCCTCGAAATGGGCGGCCGCGAACTCTGGTCACGCATCATGTCCAACATCGCCAACGTCCCCGGAGACGCAGTAACCCGCCGCCGCCACCCCACCCCCGACGAACAAGCCCGAATGACCGCAGCAGCCCCCCACCTCAGGCAGCTCCCCATCCACTTCGACGACCGAGCCAACCTCACCATCGGAGACTTCGTAGCCACCACACGCCTCCTCCACCGCCAACACGGCCTCACCGCCGCATTCATCGACTACATCGGCCTCATCAACGCCGCCCCAGGCGACAGGCGCGCCCGCTGGGAGCTCATCGGCGAATACACGCGCTCCCTCAAGAACCTCGCCAAAGACCTCCAAATCCCCATCTTCGCCATCGCCCAGCTCGGACGGCAAGCCGAGCAGTCCCCCGGCGGAGAACTCCAGCTCTCCCACCTCAGGGAGTCAGGCAACATCGAACAGGACGCCAACGTCGTCCTCCTCCTCTCCTGCCCCCACGAGAACGGCGTCACCGACTGGACCCGCGCCGACATCCACGTCGCCAAAAACCGCGAAGGCCGCACCGGCCACGTCCTCCTCGAACGCGAAGGCGACTACAGCCGCCTCAACCACCTCGGCTGGACACCCAGCGCTTGACACCCCCGTCCAACCCTGTCTACACTCCAGTCACCAGCACAACCGAAAGGAACGACAATGCTCACACCTCGCCAATCCACCATCGCCACCACAGCAGGCCCCCGCCGCTGGCCATCACTCTTCTCCGACGACCACGCGAACGTAAGTTCCGAAGCAGCCTTCCCACTACTCAATGCATCCATCAAACAAGGCTGCGCCACCCTTGAATCCACCCTCACTGCGCTCGCGGGATACGCGGGAGCAACACTCATCCTCGCCTACAACCTCTCCGAATACTCAAAAAACGACGCACAAAGCATCTTCCTCACCTCCAAGAACACAGCAGAAGAGCTAGCAGAACTCAACGGGCACACGCCAGTACCCCACAAGGAAGCAATCAGTGCCATCAACAAAATCCTCTACTCGGATAGCGCGGAACCGAAAGTTTGGCTCCTCGTTGACATTATCCGTATCGCCAACCACATCACGAAAGCCTAACCCATAAACGAGCGGCCCCCAGGATTCCACCCCGGGGGCCACTCACAGAAGAAACAAGAACAGGAACGAAGCTAATTTGTTCTTGCACAGAAAGGATACCACATGGCAAGCCAACCCGTACACCCATACACCCCAGACGCCATCACCCTCCGAGAAGCCGAAACCCTCACCGGCATCAACTACCAAACCATCCACAACGCCGCCAATACTTGAGAGGCATCCCAGAAAGCACCAAAGAGAAGCGGAGAGAATGGCAACGCCAGTGGTACGCGAAAAATAGAACCACCATATTGGCCAAAAGTCGAGCGCACTATCAAGCCAACAAGGATGCATACATAGAAAGAAATAGGCGCTGGCGGGCAAACAACCCAGACAAGGTAGGCGCCGCAGAAGCCCGCAGAGCCCAAGCTGAACTCGAAGGCGATGCTACCACTGAGTCAATTCGAGCCAAATAGGAAGCCGGCAACCACTCCTGCATCCTCTGCGGCCAGCCTATAGACGACACACTCCCGCCCAACCACCCCATGAGCCGCACACTCGAACACCTCACACCCATAGTTCGAGGAGGAACCCACGACATCGACAACCTAGACTTCGCACACTTCAGGTGCAACTCCAGCAAGAACAACAAGACACTCGAAGAGTGCCGAGCTTGGCAAGCCAGCATCCAGCAAGCCAGCTAAGCACCCCCCCCCAGAAGGCCCCTGAGAGCCACATAGACAGGCTTTCAGAGGCCAACCTCACTTCCCAAACCTGCACGCAATCCGAGCACCA